TGGTTAATAAAGCTAAGTTCGATGAACCAATGGATGCAAAAGATTTAGCTTTTGAAGCAATGAAATCTGATAAGAAAAAAGCTGGTCAGTATCTTAACAATGTTAGAGAAGATACTGAAGAGTCAGGGGTAGAAGATGTAGAAGCTAACAATTCAGCCGAAGAAGATTCTGGCCCTAAAAATGTGGATGATAAAGCTAAAAGTATAGTCGCTAAATTTGACGCTAAAAGGAGAGGAGTGAAGATTGATGGCTAATTATGAAGTTGTTGCTAACAATGAACCTGATAATTTAATTGCTGGCCACGAAGTTCCACTATTGACAACCGGTTTAGTAATTTTAGAAGGTCAGGGCACTTTAGAAAGAGGAACTGTTTTAGGTGTTGTTTCCGCTTCTGGCAAAGGTAAGCTTTGCGATAATGCAAGTGCTGATGGAAGTGAAGTTGCTAAATATGTTTTGCCAGAAGATGTTGATACTTCCGGAGGAGATGTAACTTTAGCAGTTTGGAAATCAGGTATTTTTAATAGAAATGCTGTAATTTTCGGTGGAGAGGATACCCCTGCTGATCATGAAGAAGAATTAAGAGATGTGAATATACATCTTAGAGATTCTGTTAATTACTAAATTTAAGGAGGAAATATAAATGGCTAATGAAATTAATTTAAACAACCCTCGCACTATGAAACCTGCTAGATCAAAAAATATGCCAGTTACGACTTTTATTCGCGACACATTTTTTGGTCAGGCACATACTTTTTTAACAAAAACTGTTGACGTAGATTTTAGAAAAGGAGGACGACAGATAGCTCCTTTTGTAGCTAAAAATGTTGGTGGTATTAACATGGAAAGAAAAGGCTTTGAAACCAAAAACTATGAGCCACCTAAAATTGCACCTCAAAGGCCTTTGAGTCCTGAAGTTTTAGAACCTAGACTTCCAGGAGAAACGGTACACACAACTCAATCCCCGGAAGAAAGACAAGATTATTTTCTAGAGCAGGATTCTCAAGAGATGGAAGATTCAATTTCTCGCAGAGAAGAACTTATGTGTTCTGAACTTTTAACAGATGGAAAAGTAACTGTTAAAGGTTATATCGATAATGATTTAACTAACTTCAGAACAGATGAAGTGGATTACCAGTTTAATAATAAAACAATATTAACTGGAACTGATGCTTGGGATGATCCTGGAGCAACTAAATATAAAGATCTAGACAAAGCTGTAGAAAATGTTCATAAAGCTGGTTATAATGCTGAAATGGCCATTATCGGGCAGGATGCATGGGCGGATCTATCAAGCGATAGTGATTTCAAAGATAAATTAGATAACAGAAGAATGGAAATGGGAATGATTAATCCTGAATTTAGAACAGTCGATGGCCATGGGGTTAAATATCTTGGCTTCATCAGTGATTTAGGAATTGATTTTTATACTTATTATTCCTGGTACATGGATTATGATGGTGTAATTAAACCTTATTTTCCATCTGATCATGTTGCAATTGCTCCTAAAGGAATTGGAGAAATGCTATATGCAGCTGTTACTCAGCTTGAAGATGATAAAAGATATCATACTTATGAGGGAACTAGAGTTCCTAAGATATTTGCTGATACCAGTAATGATGTTATGACATTCAGAATGACTTCAAAACCTTTACCAGCACCATTTGATATTGACAGCTGGCAAGTACTTGACACTAGAGGTTAATAAAGGAGGTAAATTATGTTTAGAGTAACTCACGGCAAAGTTAGATTTAATAAAACTTTATATGGAGAAAATGAAAAGGCCGGAGATATGATTTCTGGCCTTTCTGCATCTCAAGAAAAAAGTTTAGCTGAAAAAGGCTATGGGGAAATTATAAAAGATGTCAAAAAGAAAGAAAGCTCTGAATCTGATGGCCCGGGTGGAGAAAAAGAGCCTGAAATTATTCCAGATGATTTCACTGTTGAAGAAGTCGAAAAATTAATTTCTGAGACTGATGATCTGGATGAGCTTTATGACATGCTGGATTTTGAAAGAGAAACTAAGAATAGAAAAGGGGTTGTATCCCCACTTGAAGAGAAAATTGGTGAAATGGAAGAACCACCAGAAGAAGGGGAAGTGAATGTTGATTTAGATCCTGATCAAGTAATCACTGATTAAGGTGTGATATTAATGCCAAAATTAAAAGATTACTTACAATCTGATCTTGATATTTTCATGAACACTGATGAATTTGCTGAACCTCACACTGTTAATAATACTGACATGGATGTAATTATTGATAATGACATGATTGAAAAATGGGGTAAAAACAGACAGACTGGGTTTAAGGATCCTACCGGAATTTATAATGCAGATATGCTGATTATTGTTAAAGCTGCAGATTATGGAGATAAACCTTTACCTGGAGAAAATATCCGCTTTGACGGTGACTTGTACCAGGTAGCAGATGCAAAAGAAGAAACAGGATCATACCTGATCGGATTGGTGGCGAATTTCTCATGATAGAAATATCCGATAATTTAATTAAAGAAATTGAGAAAACTCTGGGAAGATATAAGAGTAAAGCTCCTGTAGTTTTATATAGAGCTCTTAATAGAGCTGTATCAACTGCAAGAGCTTCCGCTGCTAAAAAGACAAAAAAAGAATATCACATTAAATCTAGTGATGTTAAAAAAACAATAACTACGATTAAAGCTCGCAGGTCTGACCTGGGAGCTTCTCTAGTTTCTGAGGGAGAACACGTACCTCTAGATAAATTCCGGTATAAACCTAGAAACCCCAGGCCATCTAATCCTCCTCAGCTAAAAGTTGCTATCAAAAGGGATGGCTATAAAGATTTAAAAGATGCTTTTGTTACTGATGTGAATGGCAACAAAATTTTTAAAAGAGTTGGCCAGGATAGATTGCCTATTTCCAGATTATCTGGTCCGGCTGTACCGCAAATGATTGCCAATGAAGATACTGCAGATTTTACAGAAAAACAGGCAGAAGCAACATTTTTCAAAAGGTTAGATCATGAAATCAAAAGATTAGTTGTGGAGAGTGGTAAATAATGATACCAGTATTATTTCAAAAACATTTAGTAGAGGAAGAACTGCCAGATCTTTTTAAAGACGTCACTCTAATTAATTCAAAAAAAGAAGCATCAAAATTAAATTTCCACAAACAATATTTACCACAGAAAAATAGAAATAAAGAAGATTTTCCATATATAAATGTCATTTTACTCAATGGTGAAAGACAGGACGAACAGTCCGGTAATATGGCTCACGTCTTATTTATGGCCGGTGTTTATGATGAAAATGAAAATAACCAGGGATATCAAGATAGTTTTATATTAATCAATAAGTTATATCAGCATATTAACAGCAAAAGAATTATTAAAAATAAATATGTTTTAGAGTTTCCAGTCAAATGGATGACTAACGATGATGTGACTTATCCTTATTTTTATACTGCACTGGAAACTTACTGGTCTATCGCAAAACAAGAACAATCGCACGAAAATTTATATTTATAAGGAGTGAAATTAATGGCTTATGAACACGGTGTTTATATCGAAGAACAGGCAACCTCGTTAACTCCACCTGTTGAAGTTGCAAGTGCTGTGCAAATTATTATTGGCACTACACCAGTCAACCTGGCAGATGATCCAAATGCAGCTGTAAACAAACCTGTTATTGCTTACAGTTTTAGAGAAGCATCAGAAAAAGTAGGTTATTCTGACGACTTCGAAAAGTTTACAGCCTGTCAGTCAATTGATGCATCTTTTAGAGTATTTAATGTTGCACCAATTATTATTGTTAATGTTTTAGATCCTGAACAACACAATATAGCTGTGACTGAAGAAATACACGCTATTAACAGAGACGAAGTAGTTATTGAAGAAGAAGGAATTATGTTAAATGAAGAATTTGTAGTAAAAAGCGAAGATGGAACAACTACTTATGATAAAGGTGCTGATTATGAAGTTTCCTTTAATGATGATGGATTTGTAAAATTGGAAGTCATTGAAGAGGGATCTATAGATACTGCCAGTGAAACCTCTTTATCTTTTGATTATACTCAGCTTGATCCTGATGCAATTACAAAAGAAGATATAATCGGAGGTTATGATAATACTACAGGTAGATACAAAGGGCTTGAAAATGTAGAACAAGTTTTTCCTAGACTATCAATGTTACCTGGTCTGATTTTGGCACCTGGATGGAGTCACAATCCATCTGTAGCAATTGCTATGACTGCTAAGACAACCAATATTAATGAAGTCTTCTCTGCTGTAGCGATCGCTGACATAGATTCTTCCGAAACAAATGGAGTTGTCGAATACAGTGAGGTAGCAGCCTGGAAAAATGACAATGGATATAATGATAAAAACCTTATTGCTGCATGGCCAAAAGTTACAGTAGGAGATAAGGTTTATTATTATAGTGCTATTTTGGGACCGTTAACAGCCTTTGTTGATGATGAAAATGGAGGAGTTCCTTATGTAACTCCATCGAATAAATCAGCTAGAATTACCGGTACTGTTTTAGAAAGCGGAGAAGAAGTTTATTTAGGACAGGGACAGGCTAATTCGCTTAATGGAAACGGAATCATAACAGCTATTAACTGGAGAGGTTGGAAAGCCTGGGGAAGCAGAACTTCTGTTTATCCTTCAAGCACCGATCCTAAAGACTCGTTTATTCCGGTCCGAAGGATGTTTGTTTGGTGGGGCAATACTTTTATTGAAACTTATTTCCAACGTGTAGATGATCCTCTAAACAGGCGTCTTATCGAAAATGTAGTTGACAGTGAAAATATTAGAGCTAACGGATTTAAAGCTAGACAACAGATAGCGGGAGCAAGAATGGAATATCTTGAAGAAGAAAATCCACTTACTGATATTATTGATGGAAAAATAAGATTCCACCAATATCTAACTCCTTTCCCTCCTGCCAGATCTATTACTAATGTGCTAGAATTTGATCCTTACGCTCTGCAGGCTCAGCTCGGAGGTGAATAATAGATGCCAGTAAATCCAATTCCTGAAAAGGTAGTCAATTATAATTTGTATAAAGAAGGTAATCGATTATTAGGAGTGACTGGAGAAGTTACACTCCCGAATCTTGAAGCTATGACTGAAACAGTTTCTGGCCCGGGAATTGCCGGAGAATATGAAAGTCCAACTCCCGGCCATTTTGGTAGCATGGAAATTGAAATACCTTATAGAACTTTATCCGGTGAAGCTACAAGTTTTATGCCGGCTAAAACAACAACAATCACTTTGAGAGCATCTCAGCAGGTAAATGATACTGCTGCAGGAGAGACAACTTATCAAGGTGTTAAGATCACAATGAAAGTTGCTCCAAAAAACTTTAATTTAGGAACAATGGGGGTTGGCCAGCCAACTGAATCAGCCAATACCCTGGAAGTTCTGTATATAAAAATTGATATTGATGGAGAAACAAAGCTTGAATACGATAAGTTGAACTTTATTTTTAGTGTAGACGGAGAAGATCAATTGGCACAAGTAAGAGAACAAATATAATAGGAGGTAAATTATGCCTAATAAAAATGATAATCCTTTAATTTTGGACTTTAAAAAACCAATTAAATTTGAAGGTAAAGATTTCGATAAGATAGATTTAACTGGTTTAGAAAAACTTACAACTAAAGACCTTTTAGAAGTAGAAAAACAGTTCAGCATGGAGGGCAATTTTGCAGCTCAGCCAGAATCAAGTGTAGCTTATGCAAGGTTAATGGCTGAAAGAGTAACTGATCAACCGCTAGAATTTTTTGATCAATTAAATGCAAAAGCAATGATCAGAGTCAAAAATGCTGTGATGAATTTTTTCTACGGAGAGGAATAAAACCAAGAGACGGACAGGAGTTGAGAAAAGTTTCTGTCCGTCTGTCTATTAATACAAATACCAGCTTAGAGTTTTATATCAATTTAGAATTTGAGGATCTATTAGATGTAGCAAAAGATATAGAGGAGGCGACTAAAAATGGCTAGCCGGACAACTTACCAAACACAATTTTTGCTAGGTGCTAAAGTTCAATCTAGCATGGGAAAATCATTTTCTAAAGTGCAAAAAAATATGAAAAATATCAGAAATAGTGCCGGCTATACAGAAAGCGCCTACCAAAAATTAGGAAGAACAATCAAAACCGCTCTGGGAGCTGCAGGTATATATTTTAGTGCCAGAACTATAGTTAATTCTTTAAGATCTGCCACAGATGCAGCAATGAAATTTGAAGATCAGATGGCAGATGTAGGAACCCTTTTAGATGGTGATGCACAAAAAAAGCTGGACAAATACGGAAAACAGGTGTCGCAGACTGCTATAGATACAGGTATATCTCATTCCGAACTAACAAAAGGACTTTATGAGACAATATCTGCACTTGGAGAAGGAGCAGACACTTATGAAATATTTAGAAAAGCAGCAGAAAATGCCCGCGGTGGTAATGCAGATGTTCAAAATGTAGTGAAATTCCTCTCCGCAACAATGAAAGGTTATGGAGATGTAAGTGCAGAAACAGCTCAAAAAGTTTCTGACTTAGGTTTTCAAACTGTAAAATTAGGTCAAACCAGTTTTCCAGAATTATCTCAGCATATGGGAAATGTAATTCCTCTTGCCGGAGAAATGGGAACTGAGATGGAATCTGTTTTTGGAGCTATGGCAACTCTTACTGGTGTGACTGGTGATACTGCAAAAGTTTCAACTCAGTTAAGAGGAGTTTTTGCAGCTCTTACCAAACCCTCTTCAAAAATGAAAGAAGTTATGAATGGACTTGGTTATGAATCAGGTAAAGCTATGATTGAAGCAAAAGGTTTTCAGGGTTCTTTGAATTTACTTAGAAAAGCTACCGGTGGATCAGAAGAAATGCTTTCTCAAATGTTTGGAAGAGTAGAAGCACTGAATGCAGTATTAGCTTTAACCGGAACTCAATCTGATAATTTTACTGAAAAAACTGAAGCTATGTATAATGCTGTAGGAGCTAGTAATGACGCTTTTCAAGATAAAATAAATACTTCAAAAGCATTAAGAGAGAGATTTGGAGAATTAGCTTATTTCTTAAAAATACAGGTTGGCAATCAAATATTACCTTATATTAATTCTGGTTTAGAGTTTCTTTTAAATAATTATCAAGATATTGGAGCTCAAGCTAGAGCTGCAATGGAGCCAGTAGTCTCAACTTATAATTTCATAAAACAAAACTGGTCCACTATCGAGCCTATTGTTGTAGGAATAACTTCTGCACTTGTAGCTTATAAAGTAGCACAAATTGCAGTAACAGCTGCTCAAAAAGCAGGAATGATAGTGCAAAGTATATCCAAAGCTTATAGCACTTTTCAGACAACAATGAATGCAGCAAGATATTCAACTTTAGCAGCCAGTAAGGCACAGGTAGCACTTAACCTGGCAATGTCAGCAAATCCAATTGTAGCAGTAGCAATAGCAGTTGGATTATTAGCTACAGCAGGTTATCTTTTATACAAAAACTGGGACAAAATTCTACCTAAACTTAAGGCTTTTTATAATCTGATTAAAGAACTGCCAGTTGTAGATGCTTTTATAAGTGGTATAACTGATATAAAAGACTCTGCCATTCAGACATTTAATGGAATAGTTGATTTTGTAAGTGGTGTATTTACTGGTAACTGGTCAAAAGCATGGGATGGAGCGGTCCAGGCTGTTGGTGGATCATTCTCTATATTAGGAGATTTAATTAAATTCCCTATAAATAATACTATTGGGCTAATTAATACTGCTTTATCAGGTATAAGTAGTATAGATGTATCAATACCTGACTGGGTGCCAGGGGTCGGAGGAAAAAGTTTTGGCCCGGATATTCCTGAAATTCCTATGCTGGCAAAAGGAACAAATAATTTTGCTGGAGGAATGGCAATAGTCGGAGAAAAAGGACCAGAACTGGTTAATATGCCTCACGGAACTCAAGTCACTAAAGCAAGTAAAACAGAAACTATCATTCAGAAACTTAAAGAAATGCCTTCGAGAGCAACACAAGCTCTTAATAACCTTGTCACAAATAATTCAACTACTAATAACCAAAAATTTAGTATAACTATTGAAAATATAATTAAGGGAAATCCAGATGAAGAAACATTAAACAAATCAAATCGAGAATTAAGAGACATGATAGAAGAAGTAATTAAAGATTTTGGTGGAGATCCTAGAGTTGATTTTGGAAGTTGAGGTGGTTAACTTGTCATATATAACCAAAACAGGAGAAACTTTTGACAGTATTGCAAAAAATAAAATGGGAAAAGAAAAATATGCTAGAGAATTAATGGAAGCAAATCAGAAATATATTGAGTATGTTTTTCTGCCGGCCGGCATTGAATTGGAAATTCCAGAAGTTGATGAAGAAAGTTCTACTGGAGAAAAAGCACCTCCCTGGAGGGATTAAATAATGAAAACTAGAAGAGCTCATCCTATTATATATTACCAGGGAACAAATATTACAGCAGATTTAGAAAATGAAATAAAATCTTTCTCTTTTACTGATGTAGCTTCTGGATCTTCTGATTCGATTGGATTAGTTTTACATGATATTACAAAAAAATGGTTATCTAACTGGGCTCCTCAAAAAGGAGATACTATAGAAGCTTCAATAAAAGTTGAAAACTGGTCTGAGGAAGGTGACAGTAGAACCTTTAGCTGTGGCAGTTTTGTTGTTGACAGACCACGATATAGGGGCCGGCCAATAACTTTAAATCTAAATGCTGCAGCTATTCCTAATGATACAAATTTTTCAACAACAGAAAAAAGTAGAACTTGGGATAAAGCAACTTTAGAAAAAATAGCTCAATCTATTGCCAATGATAATAATTTAAGTTTAGTTTTTGATTCGTCTAATAATCCTACTATTGAATTTATAGAGCAAAGCGAAGTTAGCGATAAATCTTTTCTTAATGATCTGGCCACCAGGTATGGTGTAGTTATGAAGATTTATAAAGAGCAGATCATTTTATATGATGAAAAAAGTTATGAAGAAAAAGAAACTGCAGCAACAATTGATATTTCTGAAATAGAGAACTGGGACCTAGATCCCAATTTAACAGACAGCGGTTATGATGGAGCTCATATCAGTTACTTTGATCCAGAAGATGAAGAACACAAAGATTACACTTTTACTATACCTGGAGAACCGGGCCAGAAAATATTAGAGTTAAATGATATTGTATTTTCCTTATCAGAAGCTGAATCGAAAGCAAAAGCTGCCTTAAGAAAGAAAAATAAAAGTGAAATAACTTTAAAAGGATCTATTCCTGGAGGAAGGTTTTTAGTAGCTTCTAACACTGTAGAAATCACCGGCTTTGGTGTTTATTCCGGTAAATACTATATAGATAGAATAGTTCACACTGTAAAACCATATAAACTTGATTTGACAATGCACAAAGTGATGGAGGGTTACTAATGTTTGGTGTAGATAAAGTGTTAATGAAAATACTAAAAAATATTATTAGGACCGGCAAAGTTTCGAGCATTAATTATGATAAAGGAACAGTCAAAGTAACTTTCCCAGATAAAGATGATATTGTAACAAGAGATCTCCCTTATCTATCTTTTGAATACAATATGCCAGATGTAGGTGATACTGTTTTATGTGTTTTTTTGCCGAACGGAATCTCTAAAGGGTTTTGCCTGGGCCAGCCCTATAGTCTTAAAAATATGCCGGTCCAGCCCGGGCCACAATATTACTATAAAAACATTTATGATGAAGCTTTCTATCAATATGATAAGAATACAAAAACTCTTACCATAGATGCAGAAAATATTGTCTTAAATGCAGCTACATCAATAATTTTAAAGTCACCAGAAATCACTTTAGATGGAGAAGTTACTGTTACTAAAAACTTAAACGTTAATCAAGATCTATCAGTATCAGGTGAAATTTCTGCAGGAGGAGACATTACATCTGGTGGATCTATTATTGATACTGCCGGCAACACTAACCACCACACTCACTAGAAATAAGGTGATTATATGATTGGATATTTTGGACCTATTTTATTTGAAACATCAGATAAAAAAATATTGAATTTTAATGGCTTGACTCATAATGCTTCAGCCAATTATGAAAAACATGAAGTAATAGGTAAAAAGCCACGAAGTGAATTTAATAATCCCGAATTAGAAACTATTTCATTTACAATAAACTTAAACGGAAACCACGGGGTTAAACCTCGAAAAGAAATAGAAAGATGGCTCAATATTGTTAATAATGGAGAAGCATATTCTTTAGTTGTTGGCAGCAAAGTTATCGGTGATGATTTATGGGTTTGCACAAGTATCAGTTCAGCCTGGGGCACTGTGTTTAATCAAGGTGAACTTTTTTCAGCTAAGATTGATGTTTCTTTAGAAGAATATATATCGGAGATGTGATGTAGATGATTAATATAAATGAACTGCAGCTGCAGCTTAATGAAGAGCTAGAAGATTATGAAGAGGTAATAAGAAATGTTAAGACAATACTCACAACTCCTAAGGGAACTGTACCTTTCGATAGAGAGTTCGGGATAGACTGGTCTATTGTTGATCAGCCGATGGCCCGGGCCAAATCATTGTTAGCTGCTGAATATGCTAAGCAAATAAGAAAATATGAGCCCAGAGTAAGAGTTAGAGAAGTTAATTATGAAACTAAAACTACAGAAGCTCAAGATGGAATATTAGTGCCAAAGGTGGTGTTAGAGAGTGGCTAAAATTGAAGAATTAAAACATTTGCCAGAAATAAATTTTGTAGAAACAGATGTAGAAACTATGTTATCTGATGCTATAAGAACCTATGAAGAAGCTTTTTATGATCAGACTGGAAAGAAAAAGACTTTATCTCCTGGTGATCCGGTCCGAATATGGATATATTCACAGGTTTTAAAGTTATATCATGCCCATATGCTAATTGATAAAACAGCAAAAAAGAACCTGCTTTATTATGCAGAAGATGAACCTTTGGATCATCTGGGAGCTAGAGTTGGAGAGGAAAGAGAAGAAGCAAAAGCTGCAATAGTTACTGTAAGGATTAATTTATCTGCATCTCAATCAAATCCAGTTCCGATTGAAGAAGGGACCAGGGCTTCAGCTGCTAATAATATTTTCTTTGAAACTACTGAATATCATGAAATACCGACCGGAGAATCAAGTTATGAAGTTGAAATGACATGTACTGAAACAGGAACTATAGGAAATGATTTTACCCCTGGCCAGATAGATACTTTAGTTGATCCTATCCCTTATGCTGAATCAGTAGAAAATATAGATACAAGTCAGGGTGGGGCAGAAAAAGAAAATAATGAAAGCCTTACACGAAAAATATATTTAAAACCGGAATCTTTTTCAACTGCTGGCCCGGAACTTGCTTATGACTTTTTCACTAGAGAATATAATCAGAGCATTATTGATGTTTCTGTCGATTCTCCTTCTGCTGGAGTAGTAGATGTAAGATTTCTTTTAGAAGATGGAGAAATACCAGATGCTGCAATAATTGATGGAGTAAAAGATTATCTTTCAGATAAAAAGAGAAGACCTCTCACAGATAATGTGACTGTTCAAGCTCCTGATCAGGTTTCTTATGATATTGATATTACTTATTATATTTCTGATGATGAAGAAGAATTTGCTCAATCAATTCAAAATGAAGTTAATAAAGCTGTTGATGAATATATATTGTGGCAAAAAATTAAAATAGGCAGGGATATTAATCCATCTGAATTGATCTATAAAATAAGACGGGCCGGAGCTAAACGGGTGGAGGTGACAGCTCCTGTTTTTACAACTATTTCTAATATTGAAGTAGCATCAGAAGGTACAATTAATATTAATTATGGAGGTTTAGAAGATGAATAAAAAAATGGGTGAAGTTAATTTAATTGATTTAATACCTCCAAATTTAAAAAAAGATCCAGATATAATTGCAGCAAGTGAAGCAGTTGATCATGAATATAAAAAAGTAATAGATCAAATAGATAACTGTTTAACTATTGTTGGTATAGATAATGCTAAAGAAGAGGTTGTTGATCATATAGCATTAGGGGCTAATCATTATTTTTATGATCAAAATTTACCTTTAGAAACTAAAAGAAAACTTGCTAAAAAAGCTTATATATTTCATTTTACTAAGGGAACTCCCTATGCTGTAGAACAGTTAATAACTGATGTATTCGATGAAGCTACTGTTGAAGAGTGGTTTGAGTATGGAGGAGATCCTTATTATTTTAGATTACAAATTATTGACAGAATTACTGACACTGAAAAATTAGAGCAATTAATCAAAGCAATAAATTCAGTTAAAAATAAAAGATCTAAATTAGAAGTAATTAACATAAATCGAAAAAATAAAGCTAATATATTTTTAGGAACTTTTGTTCATTCAAATAAAAATATAACTATTAAACAGGATAGAACAGTTTCTGATCAAAGCATTATGAATGATTTAAAAATAGGAATAGCAAATAGACAAAATAATTATATTCAAATATTTACGGAGGTGTAATAATGGCCAAATTTAATAGTTTAAAATTAACTAATGATGGTCTAGATTTACAATCAAAAGCTCAAGCAGGAACACTTTTAGAGTTTAGCAGAGTGGCTGTTGGAGATGGAGAATTACCAGATGGAACTGACTTAATTGACTTAACATCTTTAATAAATGAAAAAGAAAGTTTAGATATAACTTCTATTTCAGTTGATGAAGATGGAAATGCAAAAGTTAGATCAACAATTTCAAACCAGGGATTAGATAATGGTTTTTATATTAGAGAAATAGGTCTTTTTGCTAATGATCCAGATAAGGGAGAAATACTTTATTGTATAGCAAATGCAGGTGATTTAGCAGATTATTTACCATCAGGATACGGAACCGATATAGTTGAATCTACTTTAGATTTAATTACTGTTGTAGGTAATGCAGATAATGTTGCCGCAGAAATTAATAAAAGCTTAACTTATGCTTCTATTAAGGATCTTGAAGATTCTTATCAAGATTTAAATGGAGGTGTAACTGTAAGAATTGCAGATATATTAACAGAAGGTGTACTTGATGGTGGAGATATAACAGAAAATACTACACCAGACTTAAATATAATTGTTAATAAATTAATTGGTTATAATTCCAATGGTTCTAGAATTAATTTAGTAAGCAATCAGACTTTAGATTTAAGTACTTATTTGCCTACTACTACTGGAAATGAAAAATATGTAAGTATTTATATTGATGCCATAGACTTAGAAACTAACACAGAAATTAATATAGTAGAGGGAACTTCAGCTATTGCTGGTAGTGCTAAAAGACCTGATATTGACAATAGTCAAGGTGTATTATTAGCAGATGTATCACTATCTGAAGGTCAAACAAGTATAGTTAATAGTGATATAGAAGAATTTAGAAAACAAAAAATCTATTTTGAGGGAAAAACTCAGCAAAAAGAAAATATTAGTGCATTAACAAATCCAAAAAGAATGAATAGAAGGGCAGATTTTTCATCTTCATTTATAAATTTTACGAAATATAAGAAAAATCCTATATTAAGTGGAGATATAGAAACCCAAAATCAAGCTGGGTTTGTATCTGTTATACATGCTGAAGATGTACTATCAAGTCCTATTGATAAATTTTATATGTTTTGGGCAGGGCACGATGGTGGAGGTATAAGATTAGCAACAGCTCCACACCCTTTAGGACCTTGGACTAGATATGGAAAGTTATTTGATGTGACTGACGCAGGTGGAGGTAACCATGTTAGTTCCCCAGAAGTATTCTATCATCCAGAAAGTAATCAATTGGTTATGTTATATCATAGAAGCCATATAGTCACTAAAAATGGTATTACAACAACTATTCAAGATACTGAAAAAGCCTATCACTCTACTTTAACTGATGGAATAACTTGGAGCGGGTTTGAACCAGTTGCAGAAGCATCTTTAGATGGCCACTGGGATGATAAGACTAAAGCCTATATGCGGACTATGAGAATACAAGATTATTACATTGGAGTTTGTCAAAGTAGAGATCAAAATGCTAATACTAAAGGTGTAAACTTATTGATATCAGCTAAAGATAATATTAACTATGGAATTGCTAGTTTAATACCTCTTTTTTATAACACTCAATATGTTGATGAGTATGATCCAAGTGGGGATATAGGCGGCGCACCTAACTTGTTTTTATATGAAGGAGGTTTGTGGTTGCTTTATGGTGATGGGAATACTAATAGAATTATAAAAGCTGCACCATTAAATGAACCATATTTAAAACATCCTCCTGTAACTGATGTACTATCTCCTACAGAAACCTGGGAAGGTTCTATGCTAGAAGCTCCTTGTCCTTTTGTTTGGGATGGTGTAATTTATCTCTATTACAATTCTATTACAGACAATTTTAGCAAAAGAGAAGTCGGGGTTGCTTATTATGATTGGAGGGAGGAACAATAATGTCTAAAATTAATTTTTTGCAGGCTTTAATTGATATTAAAGAAAAAGAATACAGCAATAAAATAGAAACAAAAGCTCCTATGTTAGGTACACTGGAAAGCTGGTTTTCAACTTCTTTAATCAGTGACGGTTCTGTTACTGTAGACCAATCAAAAGGTGCTATTGTGCAAGAGATAGGAACTGCAGGTGGTGGAGAGGCAGAATTAAGACACCCTGATGTGTATTTTAAACCTTCAAATTATGCACATGTTGAAATTAAGGGTATAATTGAAGGTGAGAATATACAACCGGGCACAGAACTAAATATTAATTTTGCTAATGCTACCAGTAATCCAGATAATTACTTTATGATAGATATTGGGAATAATCAAGTGAAAGTTAATAAAAATGGAACATTAACTGAAACACCAATTAAAACATTTATGCCTAATTATAAAATGCAATATACAATTTTCTGGAATAGGGAGAAATATGTAGAGGTGTATATTGATGGAATGTTCCAAGGGAGATTTAGTCCACCAGATGTTGACGCTAATTATTATTTGCGTCAATATCTTTATAATTCTTCTACAGCACAAACTCAAAGGTTAAGGACATACCTATATGAGATAAGGTATTATTATAAGTCTTAAGCTATACAGTACAGGTGAAAAAAAATATAAAAATATTATTTTATTTAGCCTCTTGAACAGGGCTTCTTAATGTGACCAGAATTAAAAAGTTGATGTGGTAAACAGATAATTAAATACTTTCGCCTTGTAGTGAGGCTGTTTGAGGTGAAAACACGTGAATGCTAAATGGAGACCGTTTATAGACGAAGTTAATTATTATATAGATAATTTTTTAAATCATCCAGCAATAAAAGGTTGTTTTGCAGCAGGGGGCACAATAGTGACTATGTTTTTTGGAAATATTAATGCGCCTATGCAAGGATTTCTTATTCTGTTAGCTATAGATTACATAACAGGATTAACAAAAGCAAGCAAAAAAGGGCAGCTATCAAGCTGGATGTCTCGAAAAGGGTGGGGGAAAATAGCCACATATTCTATAGTGATTTCTCTTGGCCATCTTGTGACTCAAATAGGAATTGATGGCATGAGAGATTTTGTTATTTTATGGGCCGGAGCAACAGAAACAATATCAATTATTGAAAACTGTGATGAGCTCGGTATATATATACCTGCTTTTTTAAGAGAAAAATTATTAAAAACAAAAGAAAATAAATTTGGAGAGGAGCTAAAATAATGGATGTAAAAGATATCAGGGATCAATTGCCTAAGCATGAATCTAAAAAATATCCAAAGAGAAATATTCAGGATATAAATCATATTGATATTCACCATAGTGCATCACCAACTGCTAACTATAAAGGTGTAGAAACTATAGAAGGGTTTGCAAGATATCATATTAATAGTCATGGGTGGCCGGGACTAGGATATCACCACGTTATATCACCTGATGGGGATATTTTTAAAACTGGATATGCTTCAGAGAGTCGGTGGAGTGTTGGTGGGAACAATAGTTACACTATATCAGTTATGATTGTTGGGCGTTTTGATCAGGAAGAAATATTCGATAAACAATATCAAGCATTATTGTGGTTGGTTAGACAACTTATGTCAGCATATAATGTTCCAAAAGAAAATGTAAAAGGCCATAATGAATACCCTGGTCATTCCAGCAATACTTGTCCAGGTATTAATATGGATAAACTCAGGAGTGATTTATAATGACTGAAGAAGAAAAACAAGAGCTTCGAGGTAGGTTAATATCGTTTATCTCTAGAAAATTTGTACTTGCACTGATTGTTTTAATAGTTTCAACAGTTGTTGTTTTAGAAGGACAATTAGATGCACGCATCTGGCTGGGGATTGTGGCTGCAGATGTAATTGGTTATGACTATGGAAATGCAAAATCAAAGCAGGTGAGATGAAATGATTAAACAAAAACATAAAATCATACTCATTGTAATTGCTGTAATTGTCGCTCTATTATTGTTATTTTTTGTTGGCAAAGAAATTGCTGCAGGGTTTGCAGCTGTATTAGGAATTTTCGGATTTAGCAGCAATAAAGCTCTCAAAAAGAAATCTGACGAGATTAAGAAAAAGGCTGATCAGGAAAAAGAAATCACCAAAAAAGTAGAAAATAATATTGATGATTATCAGAAAAAAGATGAGCATCTGCAGAAGAAAGATAAAGAAAGAGTCAAAACAGCTGAAAAATTAAAGGAACAGGGTGAAGACAGAGAAAAAGAAATGCAAAAAATCAGAGATGATCAAGCAGCAAGAAAAGAAAAAGGTGAAGAGTTAAGTGCTCGATTGGAAGAATTGAAAGGGGATGATTGAAATTAAAAAAATATTAATTGTTATCATAGCTTTAGTTTTGTTATGCTTTCCAGGACAAATTAATGCTCAGGATCAATCTGATCCAAGTTATCAAGATCTTTTAGAGCGAAACCAGGAACTAATCAAAATTGCTGAAGATTACAAGGAAATGTGGGAAGAGTCCGAAAAGCAACTTGATAAAGCTGATAAGTCATATACTGAAGAAAAAGCAGAAAAAGAAAAATTCAAAAGACTGTATGAAAAAGAACGAGAAGATAAAAAAGAATATAGACAATTATATTTAAGTTCTGACGAAGACCTTAAAAAAACTTTGAAATCTAATGAAAGATTACACGATTATATTGACAGCTTAAACGAGACTATTGACGAACATTTAGGTAGAAGTAATATATCTGTTTCAACCGGAGTCGGTATAAATGCTAAAAATCCAGAAGAGAGTTTGTTCATTGTTCAGCTCGAATTTGGAATTTAAATAGATAATTTCTGTAGCGGAGGTAAATATGCGATACCTTATGTTTTTATTATTAATTATTTTAGATTTGATTTTCAGTGCAGGAACTTCATTCTTTATTTTAACTAGAAAAATGAAGAAAATTGACAAAAATTCAAGTTGTGGAACCGGGAGTATTGGAGAAGCAATTATTGCCTGGATAGTTGTTGTGATTATTTTTATAATATTACTTGCTGTATATGGTTCATTATTGTATTGGATCATGTTTCTTTTGCTTTAAAGGAGGTCATTGTGGCTATTCTAAAAGTCTTACTCATTATTGTAGTTTCAATTATAATTTCTGGACTGCAAAGTTATTCTGTGTATAGGTGGTTGCTAAATACAGATTATAAAGAACCTTTTAATCCATTTGCTCCATTTGAAAATGCTTTGATCGGAGCAGTAATAGCAGGGATAATTTTTGCATCAATAAACAGCAGCATAATGTATTGGATCATATTCTAATTATTTAACCTCAGGTGAAAGCCTGGGGTCTTTTTTTATAAAATGAACATAAATTTAAAGGAGTTATTTACATAATATATAATATATTAGTAGGAGGATGATTAATATGGATAATAAGAGATATTTAATTACAGGAGGAACAGGATTTATTGGATCTCATTTAGCAAACAAATTAGCTGATTTAGGAAAAGATGTTTATGTAATTTCGCATTCAAAAAATAATTTATGGAGAATAGACAATAAAGATAAAATAAATATAAAGTTTGCTGATTTGAAAGATCTTAATAGACTAAGGAAAGTTATATCAGAAATCAAACCCGATATTATATTTCATTTAGCTGCCTATGTCAATGCTTCTAGAGATTTTAATGGTATTGATAAAGCTTTAGATACTAATTTTAATGGGACATTAAATTTATTGAAAGCATTAAATGAAATAGAATATGATTTATTTGTTAATACTGGAACTTGTGAAGAATATGGTACTGGAAAATCACCTTTTAATGAAAATCAAAAAGAACATCCAGTTTCTCCATATTCTTTATCAAAGACTTGTACAACTTATTTATGTGAGTTATTTTCTAAAATTTATGATAATCCCATTATGACAGTCAGACCTTTTTTAACCTATGGACCTAAACAAACTTCTAAAATGTTAATTCCAGAACTTATAAATAATGGTTTAAATAAAACTGAAATGAAATTAACTCCAGGTGAGCAAACAAGAGATTTTATTTTTGTAGATGATTTAATAGAAGGTTATTTAACAATATTAAATAATTATAAAAAATTTAATGAATATAAAATTTATAATATAGGAACAGGAAAACAAATTTTAATTAAAGATGTAGTTAATATTGTTAGTGATTTTATTCCTGAAAACGATTTTAAATTAGGAGCGAGGTCATATAGAAAAGGGGAGACAATGGAATTTTATTCAGATAATACTAGTCTTAAAGAATTGGGTTGGCAATCTAAAATATCAATTGAAAAAGGATTAGAAATGACTATTAATTGGTGGAAAAATTATTTGAAATAAAAATTTTAATTATAGTTATTTACATTACATTTAATGATTAATATTTTGTTATTAGAATATTTTTTATAAATTTCTCTATCTATAAAAAAGTGAAACTTTACATATTTTAATATTAATTATCTAACCTCTGGGGCGAAAGCTCTTGAGGTTTTTTTGTAATTATGCAGGAATTTACTATATTTCCTCTAAATAATGTAAATATAGTCATAATATTTTAAAAAGGGGGAAATTGTGAATGTCATCAGTTCTTTATTTTGCTAAGATAAATGTTGCTTCACATGTTCAACAAATGTATAAATCTGGTCATGAAAAAAGAGAGGAGATTTTAAACTTAATTATCAAAAACATTAATAATGAATTAGAATGTGATAGAGAAGCAAAATATAGTGTTGAAGGAGAAGAGGAAACTTATAATGCTAATTATAAATTTAAATACATACAAAAAGATGGTAAAGTTGTAATAGGAAATGTTATAAAAAACGCTCCTGTTAAAGTTAGAAAGTTAGATGAAAGAACTGGAAATATATATGTAAATGCTGAAGAAAACTTTGAATTAATACAATTTTATTATGACGTTTCAAAGGAAATAGTAACATTTTATAGGACCCAAAGATTTGGGTATAAGGAATTTGTAACTGCCTTTGAAATGCTATTAAATAAAGCTATGGAAAATGAAGAAGATGACTATGAAATTGAGGTTGAACTTTTAAGAGAAGGCCTAAATATAGATAAAATTAAAGAAGAACTAAAGAAATTAGGTAAAATAAAGGATTTAAAAATTACAATTAATCCTCCAAATCCAAATGAAGAACAATTAGATTCAGCACTAAAAAGAGGTGAAGAAGAACTAGAAGAATTTAAAAAAGCAAATATCACAAGTTCAAGCGTTTTATTTGAAACAAAAGATAAAGATGGAATAAATATTGATTCACCTATGGTAGAAAAAGAAATAGAAAGAACTAATTATATCCATTCCAAAATGAAAAGTGAAGAAGCTACATCAAAAGGTGATGCTAAAATTGAAGCTAGTAATATAAATGGCCGGTCATTTTCTACTGAAAAAAGTGATCCTATAAAAGATAGTATAACTGCCAGTCAAAAAGATGATTTTGGAGAATTTATAGAAGTTTGTCAAAAAAAGATTGCATCAGTAATTAGTTCATTTTTATAAGAAAGGAGCCATACCTTTGGGAGTATTTAAAAAGATATCTAATTATAATAAGTGGAAAGATCTATATAAAATAAAATCATTAGAAGTATATGGTTCTTTAATTTTAACCATTATTTTAATATTTTTATTTAGACACATCAATTTTTTTCAATGTTTTATATTGTATGAAACTCCAGTAAAAAATATTTCTTTAAGCATTGGATCAGCATTACTGGGGATGCTAAGTATAATTTTGGCTGGAATTGCAATTATTATAGGAATGTTAAATAAAGATATTAATAATAAAATAAAAGAATTAAATGAAAAAGATATTATGGGAGAGGTTCTGGCCAGCTTTGTTTTTATAGCTTTTTTAATAGCCATTGAATTAACAGTTTTTTATTTAATATATTTACTTTTATATAGCCAAATAACTATTGGCTCAGAATATTTATTTTATATTATTGTAGCTGCAGTAATATATTTGTTTTTCTTTATAATTTTTTATATAATCGGTTTAATAAATAACTGCATTAAAATATATTCAATCATTGAAACTTATGAAGAAATAATTAATAGTGAAAAAAATATATTTACATCTGCAAATGAACTAAGAATAGAATTTATTTTGCATCTATTGCTAAATGAAGATTATAAAAATGAATTTTTAAATAAGCTTTCTGGATCTGAAGATCAAAGAACTATTTTCTTGCAGGAGTTGATAAATTATACTAGAAATAGTAAAATAGAAAATAAGGAAGAAATAATAGATTATTTCATAAAATTTTATTGATATTATTTTTATAGATAATAATACTAAATCAGAGCAATAAAAAAGCCCTGATAAATCAAGGCTTTTCTAACGTCTGTAATCTTTTATATTAATTGTGGATTCAAAACGGTACGCCCCACCTCCACCATCAACATCCACAATATAATCTATACTTATATTGTTTTCATATACGGTGACTTTTTTAACGAAAGTTCTGACGATCCTTCGCTGATCTTCAAGACTTTCGTTTTTTATATTTCTATACTTCATTAATGTTTCTACTATTTTTTCTTTAGAAGGAGAATTGTTTTCAGCCTGAAATCTAGCTTCTTCAAGATACATTTCATAGTCTGCTTTTTCATTTTCTAGAGAGTCCAATTTTTCTTTCATTGAAGGTTGATATAACCCCTCTGCAACTGCTTCTGTAATATTATCAATTTTTTTCTGGACTTCTTTTAAATGTTTTTCAAATCTTTCAATATCAGAATTTATTTCTTTATTTTGTTCTTTAGCATATCTATAAACTTTTGAAGATATCTTTTCTATAGCTTTTGGAGAAAAAATTTCTTCGATCATATTATCAATAACTGTTTTTTCGACAAAATCTTTACTAATAGAAGGCATATCACAATCTCTTTTTCTTTTTCTGGTAGAGCATTCATAAGAAGTATAGATAGTTTTATTTCTGCCGGCGACTCTTCTATTTCCGACCATAGCTCCTTCACACTTTCCACATCGGATTAAACCGGTCAATAAATAAACTTCTTTAGCTTTATTATTGACACTTTTTTTATTACCTTTCATCCTTTTTTGAACCCTCCTCCATGTTTGATCATCAATAATTCTAGGCATACCGCCTTCAACTCTTATGATTTTCTTTTCATCTTTAGATTTATGATGATTTCTCTTTCCAGCTTTTTTACTTACAGTTCTATTAAAGATATACACTCCTCTATATTTCTCATTTACCAAAATATCATGTAAGCTCGGTCTGCTAAAATTGCCACCTGTTTGAGTTTTAAAACCTTTCTTTTTTAATTCATCAATGATTTCCGAATAACCATGGCCATTAGCATACATTTCAAAAATCAGCTTTACACTTTTGGCTTGTTCTTCATTTATAATATAAGTCTTATCCTCAGCAACATCAAACCCCAAAGGCGCTAGACCTCCATTGTGCTTGCAATTTAAAGCATTTTCCTTCATTCCTTTTTTCACTTCTCGCCGTAAGTTAGCAGAATAATATTCATTATATCCTTCCAGTACCGATTCCAGTATGATCGATTCAGGACTCCCATCTAAATTTTCTAATGCAGATACAACCTCAACTCCATTTTCTCTTAATTTGCGCTTGTATACAGCTGAATCATATCTATTTCTGGCAAAACGATCTAACTTATGAACAATCACAAAATCAAATAGATCTTTCTTGCTATCATTTATCATATCTAAAAATGCAGGTCGATCAGAAGTAGTAGCTGATTTTGCTCTATCGGTGTATATTTTATTAATTTTTATATTATTTCTTTCTGCATATTCCTTGATTGCTCTAATCTGAGCATCAATAGATTCTTCCCTTTGATTACTGGAGCTAAAACGTGCATAAATAGCTGCAGTTGTTTTGCTCATATTTTTATCCCCTTTCTCAAAATGGAACATCAAATTCGTCATCTGCAAATTCTTTTTCCAATTCATTTAAAGACTCATCTAAATCATTATTTTCATTTGTCCAATGATCCAAATAATCATTTTCTAAAAAAGTAGTTGGGCTGCCGCATTGAGTGCAATGCCTGGCATTACTATCTAAAATAACATCACAATTATTTTGGCATTCCTGATAAAGATAACTTCCACAAATTTTGCAATACTTATCTTCTTGTCCTATATCTTCATTATCACAATTAGGGCAGATATTAGCTCTGCCTTTATCATTTAATTCTATAAAATCATTATATTTCATTTTACCCTTCCCCCACTCAAAATTTTCATTACCACAAATAGGGCAATATTTAGCAGACTCAGAAACAAATATATGTCCGCATGTTTTACATTTTTTCTTATTAATAAAATCGCTAAAATTGGATGCTATAATCTGATCTTTCTTATCTTTTATAAAGTTTTTCCATCTCAGATAATAACTAAATCTATTTTTAGAAGCTTCTGCAGATAATTTGCATATTTTCCGAACTTCTTTAGGAGAATTAACATTCAATTTATGTAAGACGACTGGAGGAGCTAATATCAAAGATGCAAAAAAATCGGCTTCTTTTTCTAGGGCTTCATATTGTTCTTCTTCTAATCCTCCTCTATAAATTTTGGTTTGCTTATATTCATGATGGCCCAAAACAATATGGCCTATTTCATGAGTTAGAGTCCACCTGATGCGACCTTTACTTCTAATATAATCATTATAAATTATTTTAAATTCTTCAGTTTCAGCTGAATAAATTGAAGCTCCATCTTTAGTTTTAATCAATTTATTCAAAAGATAATACACTGAGAGATCTAGATCCGCAGCTACTTCACTTGCTTTTTCTATCATCCATCCATTATTTTTGGCTAATTCAAAAGGGTTTGTAGGCAGCTTATTTAACTTTTGAGATATCATAAAATTTTTAGCAATTGCTGCAGTTCTATTATAGTTAGGATTCTTTTTTATCTTCTTCAAATGCATTAGGAAATAACCTTTTTGCCAGACTTTTTAATTCTGCTGCCTCTTCTGAAGATAATTTATTTCCAGCTCGAGCTATTGCTCTAATATCTGGATTTTCTATTTCTTCTTTTTCTCTACCTAATAGATAATCAATTGATACATCATAATAATTAGCTAGTTTTTCTAAAACCTCTTTACTGGGGTTTATTTTTTTGCCTTTTTCTAGATCAGAGATATAAACATCGCTTAAGCCAACTTTTTCCCCAACTTCTTTTAAAGTTTTATCTGAGTCTTTTCGAAGTTTTTTTAATCTTTTACCTAAAGACATAATCTCTACCCCCTTTAGAATATTTTATATATACATTATAAGCTATTAGCTTACAATAATCAAGTATAAATAATGAAACAATTAACAAGCTCATAGATTGCATTAAATTAACTGACGGCTAATAAAGTTAGTATATAAGAGTATATAAGAGATAATCATATCTGATAGCAATCTACTGGCTTATATTTAATTTGAAAAACAAACTACTAGCTTATATAATTAATTCAGAAATTAGCTAGGAGGTGATTCAAATGGCATCTAAAATGAGAAAAGTCAGAAAAGAAAAAAATCTGAATTTATATGAAGCAGCAGAGATCTGTGGTGTTACTCCTCAGTATTTGTCTGAGTTAGAAAGAGGAATTAAAGACAATCCCAGTGCAAAGATGTTAAGTAAAATTATTAAAGTATATGATGATGAATCGATTTTAGATGATTTTTTAAAGGATTAGAGACAGGAGGTAAACTTAATGGCTTTAGCAATAAAAAGAGTTACTGTTGATAGAAAAACTGGCCAGGTTAAGAACAAAGAAATTATAGATAATAATCCCGATATTAATGAAGATGAAGTTTATGCTCCTTTCTCTAAGATAATATACGAAAAAATAATGAGCCAGGAGGGGAATAATTAATGGATCAATTGACAGAGAGTAAGTTTAATTATAGCCAACTCCAACCAGAGATGGCTAATTTTTTGAAAGAAAAAGAAAATAATATGCGAGAGACTGTATCTGACGCTTATTATCAGCTCGGAAAAGAATTAAAAGAAGCTCAAGATAAATTGGCTGGAGACAATCAATATAATGGGATTTTTCAAAAATGGTATGAAAGTTTGGGGTTCAGTAAATCGACAGTTTATAGATATATGAATTATCATGAGTTGCTAGTTTCACAGTGGGACAAGCAGGAATTAATTGAATCTTTACCAAAAGGATTGGCTTATGAAATAGCAAAAAAATCAGCTGATCCTGAACTTAAGCAGCAGGTCCTGGATGGAGATATAACTTCTCATAAAGAATTCAAAAAACTTAAAAAAGAAAAAGAAAAGTTAGAAGAGGAAAAAGAACAACTGGAAGAAAGCAATCAATTTTTAGAAGAAATAAGAGATGCGCTTACAAAAGAGAGAGATGAAGAGCGGCAGAAAAAAATAAGTGTTTATGAAAAACTCAGGGAATTAAAAGAAAAAGATCCTGAAGTTGTTGAAAAAGAGGTTGTTCCTGAGGAAGTCAAAAAGAGGATTGAAGAACTTGAAGAAAGAGCTGGAGATTTAAAAAAACACAAATCAGATGTTAAGGATTACCAGGAGAAGAAAAATAAAATCAGTGATGAAATAAGTGATCTTCAAGATTATTTAAGAGAATTAAGGAATAAAAATAATCAAATTGCAAAAAAAGCAGAAGTAGTCCAGGGAATCTGCGGACCGATTAGAGAGTTCAAAAAAAGCAAAGGTGAAATCGAAACTCTTTTAAAGAAAAATGTTCAACTTGATCCTGATGACTTAAATACAATTGCTTTAAATGCTGATCTGTTAAATGAAATTTCAGAGGAATTATACAGTTTTATTGCTACACAAAAATCTAATGATGAAGGAGAGATTATTGATGTCTAATACTTATGATGTAATTCAGAGACAGAGGAAAGAAAGGAATCTACTCCAGAGAGAAATGGAAGCTGAGGAAAGATATCTCCATGTTTTATCACTGACTTATAAAGATACATGTCAGTCTGGTATAGGAAAGAATAATTCTCAAAGTATATCTATTCAGCTTAATCACTGGATCAAGAGTATGAGCAAGAAAGAGCAGCTGTCTTCATTATTATTCGTTTCACTGGATAAATCATTAGAGAAGTTTGAAAAATATGTTCTGGATAAATACAGCTCTAATAAAAGCAAATCAGCAGAATTTAAATCTTTATTTAATAATGATGACTATAGAAATGACTGCAAAAGAATAATGATCCATAAGATTTATGATTTCAAATTAGATGAAACAATAAATAATTTAGAAAGTGGGTTTGTTAGTCCTAAAGCTCACAGTATTGTGGCCTTTAATCAGCAGAGAAAAGAAATTAGATCTGCAGCTCATGAAGGTATGGCTTCTGCTTATAAGAGATTGAATGGTCCAGTTTTACCTGATGATTTGGAAGATATGATGTATAACACCTTTGAAAGAGTATTTAATAAACATCTGGGAGACTTATTTGAAATCAACAAAAACCAGATTGATAGCAGAGATCATTTAAGGTTATTAAAATAAGGAGAGGATGAATTAAATGAAATTAACTAAAAAAGAGAAAACAGCCAGTTTATTAATTGATTTATTTGTAGATTTTAATGATAAAGCTGAGGTCATTTATTTTGTTGATCCAGTAGATGAATTAGTAATGTGTTCTACAGGAGAAGGAACAAAACTTATTTGTCGCATAAATGAGGTAGAAAGCGTAACTAGTACTGAAGATGATGTTTTATTCATTGAAGCGGGTAAAACCTTTAAATTAACTAAATCTGGACCTGTGGAGGTGCAATAATGAAAATAGAACTGAGTCTAACTGAGGAAATAACTATTATAGGTTCTTTACAAATGCAATTAGCTCAGCTTAAATCTAGAAAAAATAAGACTGATTTTGTAAAAAAGGAAATCGAGAAAACAGAAAATACATTAAGAAGATTAAGATCAGAAAGCAAAAGACAGGCTGAGGAATTGATAGGAGCTGATTTAGATGGGAACAATTAGAGAATGGCAGTTATTCATAATGGGTTTACTCTGGGGATTGCTTATATTTGTACTTTTCCCTCCAATGATTAAAGAAATGATAGAAGATTTTAAGGAATTGTTTATACTGCTGCTGGCCCGGATAATTATATTTTTTAAGCGAATCAGAAAATTTTGGGCTATCTGGCGAAAGACTAAAGAAATCCCAGCTGATGGCACAGCTGAGATTCAAAAGAA